GATCGTAACCCGATAACACCAATACCTGAGCCATACGGACACGCTTCTCATCCGCAACCAAATCAGCACCATCAATGTTGATGTTCGCTAACGGCACCCGCACATTACTTGCAGCAGGATCGTCAATGTCGCTCATGTCCTCAAGTCGGCGCACATCATTGATTGACATGAACCCGGCCTGAATGCCAACACTGTAAGCGCTCATTCGACTAGACAAATCGGCGCGAGCGAGTCCGTCAAGGTTCCATTTGATGAAAGCTGTCTGCCCACCAGGGTAACGAGTCATCAACGGGGAGAACGCATCCTCAAGCTTCTGAACGATAGGTCGCAAAGTGTGTGTGATGAACTGAATGTTGTTTTGCTCCACGCTCGCGTAAGTCGTAGTCCCAGGAATGTTCAACATATTTGCCGGGATATTGAAAGCGCGAGCAATATCCTCCACAGCCAATCTGCGGGCCTCAATACTTTGCGAGGACTCAGGGTCAACCTGTGTGGTCTTGAACTTCGCACCACCGCTCAGAACGCCGGTACGGTGCCCTCTACGCCAACCACGATGCTTAGAATCGAAACCATTACGCAAATTCTCGGCCTGCTCCGCCGTCAAGTTTTGGTCAACCTCAATTACACCCGATAGGTTCGTGCCATTACCGAAGAAGGTGGCTGCGAACTTTTCCAACGCGAGCGCCAAACCAAAGTTTTCTTTCAAAGCCTCGACACGCGAAACACCACGCATCTGACCAGGCCGCAACACATCCGGGATGAAAATGATGTCCTCAGACGTCAGTGTCTTGGACTCGTTCTCCACCGTGAACACGGCTTCGCCTCGAGCGTTACGTTTCACCTCAACGGTCAACGGGTTTAGGACAACCAGGTTCACGATTTCGCCCCGCTGATTACTGAACACACGCACAAATAAATTGCCATCAAGCAAAAGACTGACGATTGCGGAGTTGTAGAACGCTGTCCTCGGTAACGCAATGTCCGGTTTGTCCACCCATGCAGGTCGAGGCCGGAACGCCCGCCTCTGCCCGTCAATCCGAATGTAAGCATCCAACGGGAGTGTGCTGATTGTGTCAGCGATCAACGACACCGCCGAAAACACAGCGTTGACCTGGAACACCGTTTTGGAGTCAATGAACGTGTCCGACAAATTACCGAACGCAAGGTCATCGCCTGCCTGGAAAATCGTTTGAAACGATGTTGCCCGCTGCTCAAAAAGCCGATTCAAAACCACAGGTTACTTTCCTAACGCAAATCCGACAACCAACAAAAACACGCCACCCACAATGAAACCCACCGGCACACTCAACAACAACGCGCCAACAGTGACCCCGACCATACCCGCAACCTGCAAAACCGTAGCCATCAGACCCCTAACCAAAAAACTCGGGCACAACCGTTTCTTCTATCTTACCGGAGGCCCGGTCAACGCATAGGATGGCGGCTACCGCTGCGTCTATTTTCCTCGGTGAATTCGGGCTCTCTTTCTTGATATGCGGGCCAGCCGGTGTGAGCTTCACCGCCGTGTTACTCATGTGGCGGGCAAGCAACGCATCACCGTCATGCACCAAACGCTTCTCAGCCACCAAATCGAAGAACCCGGCACACGCCTTAATCATTCGCTGTGGGGATTGCGGGAAAGCCACCACCGGCAACCCCTGATTCTCCAAAAACTCCATCGAGCGTTGCCAACGGAACGGGTCGCACGCGATCTCCTTCACATTATGTTTCTGACAGAAATCCAAAACTGTTTGCTCAACCTCCCCAATGTCCACCCGCCACTCAGGGCCGTCATGCTCCAAATCCTTTTCCCACGCCTTCACCATAAACACCTTTACAGGCTCATCATTCTTGGGAACCACAGCACCCACAATCACCGAAGCGTCACCGTTATACGACCCGTCAAACCCGAGCACAATCTCATCATCCGAGGTTAGGTTTACCTCACCAGCACACTCATCCCACGACCCGGCAGGCAACCAAGTTTCCACCGATGACACCCACTGGTTGCAGCGCTTAATGCGAAACTCTGCTTCGGGTGTGCGTTTGATAGCCGAATGGAAATCCGACTCAGCATTCAGATCGCCAAACCCAGGGTTAGCGGCCCGCCACGTTTCAGGGTCACGATGATCCGCCCCCTCGGGTGCCTCCCACCACGCCATAAAGAACGTGTCATCCTTCTCCTCACCCGAAGCCAAACGCTTCCCATAGTTATAGAGATTGAACGCAATGGAATCTTTACCGGTGCGATCCGAACGCACCCCAGCCGTAGTGATCGCAATGAGAGTCGCTAGTTTCCCGCGAGCACCCATAGCGAGGGAGAACACGTCAAACAGTTCTCGGTCGGGTTGCGCGTGCAACTCATCAAATATCACCGTGGTCGGGGACAACCCTTCTTTAGTCACAGACTCGGCACTGAGCACCCGATACACAGAGTTAAAAGATGGCAGCTCAATCGCATCCCGATAAAGTTTCGTCAACGCCGACAGCTCCGGGCTGGCCTCCACAGTGCGCTTAGCATCAGCAAACACAATCCGCGCCTGCTCCTTCTCCGCAGCCACCGAATACACTTCCCCACCACGCGGGCCCAGAATCAAACTGTAAAGACCAATCGCAGAACCGAGCGCACTTTTTCCTGATTTCCTTGGCATACCGACAAGGGAAACACGTGCACGGATTCCATCCTCATCCCATGCGAACAAATGTTCGAGCAAAGACTTCTGCCACTCACGCAACACCAACGGGCTCCCAGCCTTACCCGCCACAGAGTCCTTCGTCACCATGCCGAAAGCCTCAACGAAATCCACCACCGGCTCCATCACCCGGCCCTTAGCCAAAGCCTTCTCAGGGACAGGAGTCAACCACGCCGGAGGCCAACTATCCACGCTGTTCCTCCCGGTTAGCGCGGCGCTCCATCAACTCCTCAAGCTTCGACTTAGCCTTCACCTCGGCCACACCCAAGCGACTGCGATCCGTTGGCGTGAACCCCAGCAACCCAAGCCCAGACTGAATCATCTTCTCCGTCTCGAGGAGGCTCATATTGACCGGCCGATTAGTCGGGTCAGCCAACCACTCCACCTTCAACACTTCACGCCGGTCAAGTAGTTCACACACAACCTGCAACCACGCCACATCAGTCCGAGGCGAAATCCACAACTGGCCTTCCGCAAACACCGAATCCCACAACGCCTGACCAGCCTCACCAAGCGGGGCCAACGGTTCACGCGAACCCGAAAACAACGTGATCGTGTCATCATGACCAGGCATTGCACGCTTGCCCGGATTACCAAGCAAACGCTTCTGCTCAATCGGTTTCGGAGGGTTAGGCATAACCTCAATCCTACCAACCCAAGACCCCTGAAATGCGGGTGTAGAAGAAAGGCTGGGGCGGCGGGTGACGGTGGAAACGTGTTTGAAGAAATACCCCACCCCTAGTTGACCCGTACGGGGCCCCTACACTAACGGCTTGTTGCCTCGTCTACGGTTGCATTCACGATGAGCTGGTGCAAGCGGGCTATCCGGGTGACCTGCGATGAGATGGTCTGCTTCTATGCTGTCCCCGAACTCGAACGCCTTACCGCATAGGTGGCAGTGAGTGGCTTGGGATTTTATTTGCTTCCTACGTTTCCTATAGTCAGCGTTATATAACTGGCGTTTCTTGGCCTGCCGTTCCGGGGAGTCCACCCGTATAGGCCGACACCCCCCACAGTATGAAGAACCGCGCACCAGGATTCCACATTTCAGGCAGGGACTATTGAAACTCATTGTGACCGCTCGCGTGAACCCAAGACTGCATAACCTCGATGAACTGTGTGATCGTCAAGTCTTCCAGCTTCTCCATGTCCAACTGTGTGAATGCTTGCTCTGCCGCATCGAACAGGATGAGTAACTCGTCACCGGTCTTGTCGTGTTGTGCTGCCTTCAAGTCCAGGAACAGGTACAACGGGAGTGAGAAGAAGTTTTGTGCTACACCTCTGAACGCTGGTGTGATGATCTCTATTGGTGGTCTGTTGTGTGCCCGCTCGGATGCCATCATCTTCGCAAAGTCAATGGGATTTTCATCGGTCACAATAAGTCAATCTTCCCACGGAACGGCACGCCCGCCTCCAACTCGAAACAGGTGACAGCTGTGGTCGAATCCCCACCACCACCCGACATCCTCGTGTACCAGTCCGACCCGTTATCCATCGTGCTCGCTTGCACCCACCAACGCTCACGACCCTCCGCACCCGAGAACTGCTCAACCCGATGATGATGGAAGTGACCGCTAACCATCAACGTGCTAGCTGCCAAATAAGTGTCGTTGAATACGGCTTTAGTCCAGAAGGCTTGGAACGAATCCGGGCGTGCAACCTGGTGGCCGTGAATCGCACCCAGAATGTGTGAGCCGTCACCAAACACATCAAACGCGAACCCTTCATCATGAGGTTGTGGGACAAGCCAACGATCCACGGGCAGTCCTACTTCGGTGGCGAGCCTGCGAATCTGTTGCAGAATCACAATGCCCCAGTCATCAGTGCCCGGTCTACCCACCGCAGCCTTGTTCACACGAAACTGGCAGTGGTTGGAGGCAACCGACCCGTAAGTCACAGAGGCATACTTGCACGCCAGCTTTATCAAATCCCAGATGAGTGCCGAAGCTAGGTCAACCTGTTGCATCGGTGACAGAGTGTTGGTTATCAGCTGATCCATGTCAGCCTTGTTCGACACGCCCTCCACAATGTCCCCCATGTCCAGGATGACGATGTGGTCGTAGTTGCCTGCCTTCAGCTTCTCCTCAATGCGAGCGTAAGAAGCATGGATGCGCTGAATACTTTCCTCGTGTCCCCCGCGAGAGCCCCCTTTCCCGATTTGATAATCGGCAGGACAAATTACATAGGTGCGAGTGTTACGGGATTTTTTCACCGGCTTCGGTGTGGTGCGTTTCGCCTGCGCGTAAAGTGTCGGCAGGTCGAGGTCTGTCACCTTCCTGCGGAAATGGAACCTGTAAGCCGTCAGCCACTCCCCATCCCAACGCTGCCACTGAGAAGTCCGTGGTGTGCCCACAATCTCATACTCGTCAGGCGGATAACCGCGCTCCAACAGAAACTCGTCAAAGTTTGGGGCAGCAGGTAAACCCTCAGTCGTGGCGATACCCTCATGGCCGTCAAACTGTAGCCCTGGTCGGAAGTCTTTCGGAGCTTTCACCCGCTGTGCAGGCTCGAGATTCTCTAACATGATTCCACCCTACAGACACAGTCATCGCAAGGTCTGTCCCTACGGTCACGAATAATCTTCTCCCCCAACGGGATACCACGGTCAGACAACGCTTTCCCCAGCGCCCGATGACTCCAAGCATCACGATCCGCGAGAGCAGTACGCAAAATCTTTTGATCATCGGTGCTCAGGTTCCCCAACACGGTGCGAATCATGCACGGAAAAACGCGCACCGGCGGAGTCAAATCCTCAAGCATTAGCCCTAGTAGTCGCAATCAGTTTGTATGCGACCTCCAAGAACCACGGGTTTAGGTTCCTCGTCAACGCGCACTCTTTCAACGCCAGTGCGAGAGCTCCCCGAATGTCATCGAAGTCCTTATCCCAAATCAGGTTGTCATCCTGCAACAATCGGGCCGCCTCATAATATGGTGCGAACAGGTCATCACTAATCTTGCTTGCTTGCTTCTGCAATGTTGCTTGAACACTCATTGGTGCTTCCTTTCGTAGGTTGATTGGAAGTTTATTCGTGCAGATCTAGGAAATCGAAGGATTGAAACGGCTCGTTATCATATTGTGACAATTCGTTGACACGGATGAAAGCCCCCGGAACCCTCGTGTCCGCGTACACCTTCCACGCCAAAACACGAATCACCTGAGCATCATCCTCATACACAACCCCGGTCAACGAGTCCTGCACGCTCCGAAGCAACTTGTCAATATCCGGCGGCACGATCGGGTAAGGCCGTTTCACTGTTGACACGGAAGAAGGCCGGTCAAGATAGAACATGACTTCCAACTCAACCGGCCCCGACACTCTGACCCAACCGTTCACCAACACAGAGTGCTCCGCAGCAACGCGCACATCTTTACGCCAAGCCGGAAGAAACTTCGATGACTCAACGAAACGATTATTCCCTATTGACTTTTTCGACCCCTGTGGTGCAGGCCGGCCCACAACATCAAAGGTTAGTTCCACGCCTCCCAGAATATCGCTTAGGTGATATAAACGACATCAACACGGCCAGGCAGAGAAGGGCACCGAAAATCCATCCGAACACGCCAGTCACATTATCCACCTGGTAAGCCAGCAGAAAAAAGTTGAGCCCCATCGAAAATGCGAGGATCCGGCCAAAGTATTCCATTAGTTGCCCTTCCCAATCAGGCTTATCAACGACTGCAACAACACAAGGATTCGTTCACGCTCCAACTGCCTGCCAAGCTCAATGTCAGCCTGCCGGTTGTCCTCACCAGCCTCAAGAATCTTGCGCATACGCTCAGACATTAGAACGGTGCTTGCTCGGATATATCGCCAGGCGTTACAGTCGGCCACACCGCGTTCACCGCAGCATGATCCACTTTGTCCGACACAACCTGATTCTCCGCAGGTGCCACAGAATCAGCGCGAACCTTGATGCTAAACCCAGGAGTCCCGTCACGCTTCTGGAACGTGTTAGTGCCAGTGATACGACCGCTTACGACAACCTGTTTCACACCCTCCAACGGTGCCCGATTGTCTGTGGTCACGTCATAGGTGGTCTTGTCTACGGTTTCCCACTCGCCCTGGTGCGTCTGTTTTCTGACGTCAACAGACACCTTAAGAGCCCTGCCCCAATCGAAGTCCGCAACATTGTTCAACCAACCAGTCAACTCAATCCGAGCCTCATTCTTAATCATGATCTACCCCTTTTCATATCCGATAACGTGCGCCACATTGACACAGTCATTATTGCCACAACTTCTGACACCCGGGAACATAGGTTTCCCATCGTCATCCAACGGTGTGATTTCATCCGCAGCGAACCTACCGTGCCAAGGGAAACACTTACCCTCATCGGCAGAGATCGTCTGAACCCTACGCGCCCGACAGCTCGCACAGAGAATGAACTTCCCCCGCCGACTCGAAACACTCCACTCATAACCGCAACGCTCACACTGCACCACCGGCATCTAAAGACCTGAACGCGATCTGCATTTGTGCATCAGTGAACTCATAACGTTTCACTCTAGCCTTTTTCACCGGAATTTCCACCGGGGCAGGCTTAGGTGTGTCAAGGATAGAACCCACACCACCATCACCCAAACGTGCAAGGAAACGCTCCCGAGCCCAATACGCTGTCGCACGCCTCGTGATGATTCTTCGCAACCGGAGCTGGTCTGGATGTAACGGGTGCTCCCGATGCAACTCGTCAAGGTCAATGCCATGAGCATCCGCCCACAAATTGTCACTGTAAAGGCTCACAGTTTCTTCCCCACCATGTTCGCCTCGAACCTACGGAACTTCTCCAACTCCGCAATATGCTCTGTTCGCCCATAGCGATACAACATCCGCGACATGGCCGCAACATTCCGGCCCAACGTTTCCGCAGCCATAGGAGCGCTCATCCCGTTCGCAACCAACCACTCAAACTCGTCACAAACCTCATCACCCCTCAACGCGCTCACCACAACTCCTTAGCCTGATACACGTTAGCCACAGCCCACGAATGCCGCGCATCAGCATCCATCCAACCAGCCTGATAATGCAACAACTTGCAACAATCATCACACCGCAAAATCCGTAACCCATGCTCCTCACACACCGGCTGCGGATCCGAACGCCAACCTGCTTCATCCAGGTCAGCCTCACCCTCCATATACATGACCGGCCTCGCGGGTTGTGCCTTAGCGTGCAACACATCCAACAAGCCTCGAGCCGTCACAATCCCATTCAACGAAACTGTGTACGCCGGCACAATCGCTGTCTGAACCTCCTCATACGAAGCCCCATCCAACACTTGCAACCACATCAACACTTTCGCCTCAGTAACCTGCTGACCATCCAACGCTGCACAAAACGACAACACCTTAGTCATCTCAGCTTTATTCATCTTCTATCCCTTTCATCATTGATCCATAATCGAAATCTATTTCCTTCGGCCGGAGCTTCTCCGCAGCCTCCTCAGCCTCAAACTTTCTGACAAGCAAAGCACCCTGCTCCGCGTTCGTCAACTTTCGGACACCCATCGTCACCCGTAACGGCAACGGGTCATCTTCCCAACCCTCCGCGTTCAACCAGGTCGCAGGATACTGAGTGAACGCATCCTCACGATTCGGATCGTCACGATACCGTTCAGCACCAGCCACGATCTCCTCAATGCTGGTTTTCCCGATTGCCTTCTCCAAAGCTTTCCGCGCTGCACCCTTCGCTGTCCTTCGAGGATAAACAGCCCATAATTGCGCTAACGCCTGTTCTATATCAATGTTCTTCTGTAATTTATGTTCTTCTTTAGGAATAGTCTTCTTTGGTGGCTTGTCAGCCTTGACAGGTTCAGCCTGGGTAGGCTCAGCCTTGCAAGGTTCCTGGGTCACCCCCTGCGGGTCGCGAGTGTAATAGTCGTAGCCAGCCAAGTGACCGCGCTCGTCATGTGCCTGCTTCTCCGAGCGCTCCAAGTAGCCAAACTTCAGCAGCTCATCGAGGATGCGTTTCACCTTGTCACGGCCAACATGGTTACGCCCGGCCAGCGACTTGATAGACAGGTTCCAGCCTGGTCGGTGGCTCATGATCTGTGCAAGAAGGCCGCGAGCTTCTAAGGTCAAACGGTCATCGCGTACCCAGTCGTTAGGTATCTGAGTGAAGTGATCGTCAAAATCGTGGTGGCCTCTAATGAGTGCCATTGTCTCTCCATTCCCGGCTTCTCCGGTAATATGGAGGAAGCCGATGGTGTTGTCATCGGTTTTCTGTGAGGGTCGGAGTGTTGAGCTTCGGCCCTCACTCTATTTTAGCACCTAGAACGCTGCGTCAGTCCAATCAGACCTCGACTTCGACCCATCAGGCTGAAGATACCACCAACCCCCAGCCCGGTCAAACACCGGCAAATTCTCCTTCTCCCAAATAGGGAGCTTATGATTCCACGCCCGAGCCTGAGAAGCCACACGCGGGTCAGACTCCATAGCCCCGTTATAGATCGCACACACCATCATCAGGTTGTCGAGAGTGTCAAGCAATTTTGACCCACCCATCCCACGATTCCTCCGATGATGAGGCACCAGGTCATCCTCACTGCCACAGTGAGCACAATGTTGATCCCTAGCCCGAAGGAGTGTCAGCGTTTTTTTCGGGATAGCCATGCCCCCAGTTTATGTCACCCGAAGTCACGCAGAAACGGGCTCGCATCCGCAACGGAAAGCCGAAGTGACCTGCAAATAGTATGCGCCTATACTTGGAGCTGGGGCAGGATGGATTCGATTGACCGAGAACCCGCGCAAGCGATTCGGTCAAGACCGGGGTTCGATTCCCCGCTGCTCCACTAGGCGTTTGGTCGGGTTTGAATCGTGCATCTCGTCAGAAAAATAGTTTGGAAATCTTTGCGTTTGGGCTTGCGCTCATAGTGTCTAGTCCTATACACTAGAGTCATAAGCAACCACGAAAGGGAAACAAAATGACACTCCACGACATGACCACCCGCGCAGTATCCAAAGGCATGAAGCGCGAAGAAGCAGTTACCCGCCTATTCGAAGGCTTCGACCGCCACACTGGTGACAACCTGGCCTACTACCTCCACTATTGGGGATTTGCTACCGAGGCCAAGGCTGAGATGATCGCAGCAGAGCACAGCGCAATGCTCGCACGGATTTAAGGGGAACCATGACCTACAACACAGCATCTTTTGACTCAGGCTCAGAGTTTCGGGTCGACTGGATTATCTACACCATCAAGCGGAACAGCAAGTACGGGGAAACAATGAGTCACAGATACTCAGAAATCTTCGACACCTACGACAAAGCAGTCATTTTTAGAGAACAACTTCAGGAACGCGGCGCAATGGTGAAGGTTAGGCGTCCAGGTAACAAGGCTTTTACAATGATTCACAACGCAAAAAAAGCCTAACCTACACACTCAGAAGGCCCCTCTACGGAGGGGCTTTTCTGTTGCCCATGCTAACCTTGCACCCGAAGACCCCGGATGGCCTCTGCGCGAGCACGTCACCGGGGTTACGGCGTACGCCGACAAACACTAACCTGCCTGAGTACGCCGACATTCTGTGCGCTCACACACAATCAGCCCGATTCACACGATCTAACCCGATGAAAGTTCCCTAATGTGTGCAATAACGCAGATTTCACCAGGATAGGGACACTGATATTTCGGTAGCGTATAACCTGATGAAACGGGAGCCTAACCCTGCTCCCCAACATCCTCAGACGTGTCCAAACTCGCCAACCACGCCATAAACTCCTCCTCAGACATCCCGTCATCCAACACCAGGCTCACGGTTGCTCCTTACAGCGACAACCATCAGGGAACCAACCCCCACCACAATCATCACAACGGTCAGACCACACCCTCGTCACAGTTTCATCTCCGCCTGCACCATCTTCGCAGCAGTCGCCTGCGCCATTATCGAGCTTTCAATCATCCGCAACTTAGCCCGAACACGCTCCACCTGAGCCTTCGCCAAATCCCGTTCCAGGCGTGCATCAGCCGAAGCAAGTTTCGCCCGTGCCTGACGTTCCACCACCGGCCCGTCAGCTGCAATAAACGCGTGAGCCTCAACCGTGTCTAACGTGTTCTCACATCGAGCAAGACGATCCATAGCCTCCGCGTAGAACTCAATCCCCTTCCGGTTCTCCTGCGTTAGCTCGTACAGTTCTTTGACGATCTCCGATTGAATCACAAACCATCACCAACCTTTCAATGAGAGCCACCCGGAACACATCCACATCAGGGTCATCGTTTTCCAGGCTTTCCTGATACGCCTGCAACAGTTCCCTCACCGAGGCCGCTAGAACCGATTGACTCTGCATGAGCTTTCACCTTCGCTAACACATCCGGGTTCGCCCCAGCCTGCTGTGCTTCTGCCCATAGCATACGCAACAAGTCAACATCGGTGAGGTTCATTGCTTCAGTCAACCAGTCACGGGATTTCTGTGACCCTTCGTGCCGTGCAACCTTCTGCATCTCCTCAGCGCTTGGCCGCTTAGACCCCGTAAACGCCCCACCTAAGTCTGCGAGAGCCCTACCTATGGCACTGGTAGCGCAATTTTCTACCATGCTGACACGGTTCACCGGGCTCGAATCAATGCGTTCCTCCGCGTAATCCACTGTCACCGGCCTGGCATCGTCACGATCCAAATACACTTCCGCACGAATCACAACCTGCTCCGGTGAAAAATGCACCAGCTCAGTGTGCAACCGCCCATCAGGATACTTAGCCCAGAACGCATCAATACGCTCCGCCACAGTCGAATACTGAGATAAATCAAACCTCGCCATAATTCTCCTCCACATAGTTAGCAATCAAAGCCTCGGCATACTCAGACACCGGGACACCCACCTCATTCGCAGCGTTCAGAAGGCGAGCATAAATCTCCGCCTCCAACTGCACCGTCACAACAACCTCAGTCATCACTCACCCTTTCGCAATCACAGTCACACCAGACCGAACCCAAGCCCCGACAGTCTTCACCGGAACCCCAAACATTTCCGCAATAGCCTCATGATCCACACCAAGACCATCCAACCGTTTCGCACGCATCTTGCAGCACGTCAACAACTCCGTAGCCTCACGCTTCGCCCGCTTATACTGTGCCGACAAAGTTTGCACCTCCGAACGAGTCAGCGCCCTAAGACGATCCTCCTCAGACTGCTCCAACAACTGCTCAATCAGTGTTGGTGTTATTTCATGCAACTGTATTGTCATCGTTCACCCTTTCCCATAAATCGTCAGCCACCCTGACCAACGAAACAATCATTTCCTCATCACGCTCAATCCGAATCACCTTCGGGTCAAACCAGGCCGGCATAAACGCCCCATCCCGTTCCTCCCGCAACAACCACGCAAAATAGCAGAACTCTGCACCCGTCACAAACAGTTGCCATTGCACCTGCCGCCGATACTGCAACGGGATTTTCACCGGGTTCCAATCCTTCCCCGTAGTCTTCACCTCAGAGATCGCGTGATGGTCGAGCGTCAGCCCGTCAGGTGTGCAGAGGTAGTGGTCACTCAGCTCGGATGAAATCAGCCAATCATTCGGCATCACACCATAGTTGTCCTTCAGGAACATCGAGATCGGCCCTTCCCAGGCACGACCAAACGCCATGTAAGGGTTATCGTTCTCCACAAAGTCTGCACGGTAATCCTCCACCGCCTGCTCAAACCCGCCCGGCCCCGAGGCAGCCTTCGCCACCTGGGTAGCCGTCACACCCTCCCTACGGGCCGACAACCACCGTTCAGCATTCACCGACTTAGAAGCAACAAACTGGTCAGGACTTAACATTGAACATCTTTTTCCAACGAGCGTGAGCTATCCGCAAAGCCTCACGAAACACTTCCTCCGGGTTCTCCGTCTTCGCAAGTTTCAAAGCAGCCCAAGACTTCTCCCAGATCGCACCTGAATCAGATTGCGAATCCAACCACTCAGCCATAATCAAGTCAGCCAACCTAGCCGCCCGAATATCCGTCACATTGTCATCAACCATTGAAACCTCCACTAACCTTTACTGTATGAGCAACCGGGGACAAAGCT